GCCAAGTGACGGAGCAGGAAGATGGGTATCTTGCAATCCAGCAGAACCTTGTCCCGTATCTCGTCAAGGCCATCCAAGAACTCTCGGCCAAGGTCGAAGAACTCAAGAAGAAGGTGAAGTAAAATGGCTACAAAGACACTCAAATCCGCTCGCCCCACAGTCGATACAGCGACAGGCAAAGCTATCCGCTGGGATTGTGAAGTCACAATCTCGGAAGGTGATTTTGAGCGCGATTATTCCTACTCCAAGGACGTTGCGGACTTGAACAAAGAGCCGACTGCCTTTTCACGGTCAGAGCTTCTGTCTTTCGCCCCCTCGGTTCTGGACGAAGTGTTCGCCCACCACAAAATGGTGTTTGCGGGCGATTATACTCCGCCGACACAGACGGACAATGAGTTCTGCCTTGACAGCCTCTGCCCGGATGAGGCTCGGTAATTCTGGTTTAACCCGCACGCAACGCGGGTTATAAGCAGTCAGCGGATAGCCCGCTGACACCTTTGCGCTAAAGGAGCGTTTAAAATGGAAAATACCCCGGTCACAATTACTCTCACGATTGCTCAGTGGAATTCTATTCTCGGTGCGCTGTCTACAGCTCCGTTTCAGGTCGTGTCGCAGATTTCTGATGCGGTCAATGCCCTTCAGTCCGCCGCCGGGCCTCAGGTAGAGGAAGCAGCTAAGAAGGCCGCTGAAGAAGCAGCCACTGCCGAAGCTGCTGAGTAATGGTTAGTCAGAGGGCCAGTCAGGTGCTGGCCCTCTTCTCACAATCAGGTGCGCCAATGCTACTAGACCCACAAGCCGTATTTAACGTCCTAATTGGTGTAGTCCTAGCTGGTGCCGGATGGTGGGCGAAAGAAATATGGAACGCCGTCGCAAAGTTGCGTGAAGACATACATGACGTCGAGTTGGCGCTGCCAAGTCACTACGTTCGCAAAGACGAATTTGCTGACGCAATAAAACTTATTAACGATAAGCTTGACAGAATATCTGATAAATTAGACGCCAAGCAGGATAAATAATTATGGCGCTTGATTACAACACGTTTGTCAGCACAATCGCAAATATTACGGCGCTTGACCCGACGGCACCCGAGTTTGTGCAGATTTTGCCGGAGGCAATCGCGTACAGCGAGGGCAGGATTTACCGCGAACTCGATATCCTTGACTCTGTTGCAATCAATAACTCAAATTCGTTTACGCCGGGAAACAGAAACTTCACATTGCCCGCTGCGCCTTATGGTGCATTTTTAACGCTCACAGGCGTCAATGTTCTTTATGACGCAGGCCCGCAACGTCAGCAGTTGCAGCCGGTCGCAATGTCATATCTTAATGCGGTTTGGGGTTCGCCGACAGGTGCCTCGCTGCCAGAATATTTCGCAATGGTGCGTCAGGATTTGATACAGGTTGGACCGTGGCCCGACCAAGCCTATGTCGTTGAAGTCATCGGCACATTTACCCCAGAGCCTATGTCCGCCACGAACCCGACGACATTTCTTACGATATTTCTTCCCGACTTGCTCGTTGCGGCGGCAATGGTATTTATGTCTGGGTATCAACGGGATTTTGGTAGCCAAAGTGACTCTCCACAACAATCGCAGAGCTGGGAAAACCAGTACGCCACGCTTTTCCGCTCAGCTATGATGTTGCAATTACGTGCCAAGTTCGCGGGACCGGGTTGGACGAGTCTTTCTGCGGTTCCTGTAACACCGACGAGGTAATTGCATGAGCTTTGGCCTAATTTACGAACATTGGCGTCTTGACACTAACGAGTGTTTTTACATCGGTAAAGCGATGGGGAAGGACCCATACGCGCGCGCCAATAATTTAAATCGCAATAATAGGTACCATAAGCGTATTGTAAAAAAGCTCGAAGGCACAGGGCTTATTGAAGTTCGAACGGCGGTTTTCCATGGTATTAAAAAAGCCGAGCTTAATAATCTTGAGCGACTTTGTATCGCCCATTGGCGCATGTATATCGGTAAAAGGCTGACTAACAAAACCGCTGGAGGTGACGGCGGAGATACATACGAATTTAAAACACCAGAAGAACTTGCAGAAATCTCAGCAAAACTAAGCGCGTCGGTCAAAACCGCGCGAGCGCGCCGCACACCCGAAGAAAGCAAAGAAGCTGGCCAAAAAATTAGTGCTGGTAAGCGAAACTTACCACCGGAAGAAGTTGCAAAGTCGCATGAAAAGCGTCTTGCGACGATAGCGGCTAAATCTGAATCTGAAAAAGCAGAGACAAAAAAGCATCAATCAGAAGCCGCTAAGAAGCGTGAAGCTTCAATATCGGACGAGAAAAGAGCCGCGCGTAAAATAAATAAAAGCGCTGCGCAGAAAAGAGTTCAGTCTAAGAAAACAAAAGAAGAGCGCTCAGCGATTACGAAAAAGGGTCAGGTAACTAAAGATAAAAAATCCGATAAAGAAAAAGCTATTACAGCTTCAAAAAAATTATTATCCCTGAAACTTACGCTGTCCTTGAAGACCGAAGAAGAAAAACGAAAAAGTGAAGAGAAACGAAAAGCGACGCTTTTAGCAAAGAGCGAGGACGGAAAAAATTTAGAAACTGCTAATCGCCGTGCTGCAGCACAAGCTAGAGCTTTACGCGAAGCACCGGAGGTAAAAATTGCGCGCGTTAATAAGGCTTGGGAAACAAGACGCCGAAAGAAGGCGGAAGCTCTTGCTCAGCAGGAGGCAAAATAATGTGTCCCATGGCCGAAGTGAACTTGATTCCTGGCGTCAACACGGAATCTAGCCCCGCCGATAACCCCTCCGGTATTGCGGAATCAGACCAAATCCGTTTTCGTGGAAACCTTGTCGAAAAGCGTGGCGGCTGCACACTCTACATCAATGAGCGCTTAGACGGTATCCCGAACGACATTCAGCCGTGGGGTGATATTGCCGGACGCCCGTATGTCGGTGTCGCAACAGACACAGAAGTTTACGCATATGAGCAGTTTAATAACCAGCTGCGGATAATTAGCCCTCAGTATCTTGAGCGCCATGTTGTTCCGATTAATTTGTCAACGGTTGCAGGTTCATCGCTTGTTACGGTTGTTGACTCGACAATTCAAAATTTGACTGTTTATGATTCCGTGACATTTAATACGCCTGTATCAATTGGCGGCTTAATTCTTCAGAATTCATATCCGATTGTCGAGGCGCAAGGCGTTTCAACATATGTGATTGATGTCGGATATCTTGCGACAACGACTGTTAATAACGGCGGTGCTGTTCCGCAGTTTATTACAAACGCTGGCTCAACGGAAATACAAGTAAATTTTCCGATTGAATACCAATATGGAAAGCTTGTTATTGGAGACCGTATCGGATTTACGACACCGACGCCTGTTGGCGGATTGACTGTTGCCGGGCAATACATCGTCACGCGCATTCTAAACCAGACGAAATTCACGGTTGTTGATGATGAGGCAGCGCCAACATCCGCGAGTGCTTTTCTGAACAACGGAAAGCTCGACCTCACATATTGGATCGTGGACGGCCCGACGCTATTTGGTTCGGGTTACGGCACAAATGCTTACGGTCAATATGGCTATGGTCAGGGCAGCGCCAACCCGCCGATAACGGGAAACACATATCAGGCAGGTAATTGGTATCTTGACAATCGAGGCGCGTCTTTGATTGCGTCGGCTGTTGGCGGCCCGATATTCTATTGGAATAATACAAACGGTTATCAGAACCTCGCTATCTTTGATTTCGCGCCCGTCAAAAGTAACGGTGCATTTGTTGCAATGCCTTACGGTAACGTGATGGCATGGGGTTGTTCTGATACGATTAATCCTCTTCAGAACCCTCTCTATATTCGGTGGTCGGATTCAAAAGACCCAAGCAACTGGTCGATTGCTGGTAATTCTGACGCAGGTTTTTACAACATCCCGACAGGCTCCAAAATTGTTCGCGGTATTCAAGGACAGACGCAGCAGTATTGGTTTACGGATGTTGATGTGTACACCGCCCAATACATCGGCTATCCGGGAACATTTAGTTTTAATAAAATCGGCAATGGCTGCGGGCTTGTTGCGCCGAAAGCTGTTGGGCTCCTTGGCAGTAATCTTTTTTGGATGTCAAACCGTGAGTTTTTCATCTGCCCTGCCGGTGGTGCGCCGCAACCAATTCCGTGTACAGTCTGGGATTTTATTTTTCAGGGAATTAACGAAAAATACAAAGATAAGGTCATTTGCGGAACAAACTCGTTGTTCAACGAAGTTGTTTGGTATTTCCCGACGATGGACGAAACGCAGGGCAATCCGCCGAATCAATATGACGGCGTTCCGAATGCGTATGTATCATATAACGCGCAATATAATCTTTGGGATTATGGATATACGAATAGGACCGCGTGGGCTGACCAATCTCTTGTTGGCGAGCCAATCGCGACTGATTCTGCTGGCTATGTTTACCAGCACGAAACGTCTAACAATCAAGCAATCGGGCCTCTGACGTTCCCGCTTAGCTCATATTTCAAAACGGGTTACTACAGCATCACGAATGGGCAAGACCTATCATTTGTTGATTGGTTCCTTCCGGACATGAAATGGGGGCAATATGACCAGCCCCAAACAGCAGAGATGTATATAAAATTTTATGTAACCGATTACGCCGGGCAGACACCAAGGGAATACGGCCCATATTCATTCAATAAGGAAACGCCTTTTATATGCCCAAGGTTTAGGGGCAGGTTTGTAGCCATAGAAATGGGCAGTCAAGACGCAAATAGCTTCTGGCGCGTGGGGTCTGCGCGTTATCGCTTCGCACCATCAGGACGCCGCTAAATGGTCGATTACACGGGAATTAGCGCCTCAACGACTGCCGCACAAAACCAAGTTGTCGCGGTTAACAGTGTCACGCGCTCTATCCAATACATCTCCGGGCAATATACGTCATTGACGTATGCGGGCGCGCAAACCGTTCAAATCTTCTCGGGCGTTGGTCGTCTCGTCAACACCTGTGTTGTTATATCCGGCGGCGGAACGGTTCAGTTCTATAATACAGCTTCAACGACAGCTCTCCCGGCAAACAGCCTTTTGTTTGTCCTTGATGCAAGCGCCCCGACAGGCGTCACTCAAATTGGTCTGCAGTTTACGGACGGCGTTGCTGTTGTTATTGGTGCGGGTGTGTCCGTTAACGTGACTTATTCGGTGGGATCGTAAAATGCCTTTGAAACCCGGAAAATCTAAATCAATCATTTCTTCTAATATTAGAGAAATGATTGATTCTGGTCACCCGCAAAAACAAGCGGTCGCCGCGGCTCTATCCACTGCTCGACGAGCCATGGAACGGGGTGGGCGCTCGAAGGATCCGAAAGTGTTTCATGGACCCCTTAAAGTGGCTGTGCCCGGACGTACGGACAGGCTTCCGATTAACGTTTTTAGTGGGTCTTACGTGCTCCCCGCGGACTGTGTAAGCTCGCTCGGCGAAAATAACACCGAGGCGGGATTTGAAGTCGTCAAGAAAATGATTGAAGACGAACGATCAAAAGGTGGTCGCGTCGGAATGGCTCAAAAATACGGGCTACATGGCCACTATCACGAGCCAAAACCTAAGGTCGAGGTAATCGTGGCTGGGGGTGAGTACATCTTGACCCCCGACGAAGTTGAACTTTTCGGAGACGGAGATCTAGACGCTGGGCACAAAGCCCTTGACGCTTTTGTGAAAAAACAGCGTCAGAAACATATAAAAACTCTCCGGAAACTCCCCGCGCCCGCGAAAGACTAAACCTTGATTTAGAACTATGTTTCGGGTTATATTAATGTTAATCACCTCGAGGATAGCATGAATTTCACGGAATGCCCAGATATCAGGCTTGCCGAGGTCGAGGATATCCCGTCTCTGATGGCCCTTACACGCTTAGCGGCGGAAGAAGACGCGCAGCATCCGTATGACGCTGATAAAGTATTCAGCGTTATCCGTCGGCATTACGAGAAAACGGGCGGTTTGGTTGCGGTCGCGGGACCGAGAGGCGAGGCCGTCCGGGGCTATCTTATCATGATCATTGATGAGATTTGGTATTCTCCGGACTATCAGCTTTTAGAACTTTCGCTTTTTGTTGATCCGGACCACCGTAAATCGACCCTCGCCAAACAGCTTATGTCTTTCAGCAAAGCGGCTTCTGATGGGCTAAAGCTAGACTTAACAATTGGTGTTCTATCCAACGAGCGCACAGCCGCAAAAGTTCGGCTATACCAACGCCAGTTTCATCAGGTTGGTGCTTATTTTCTTTACCGTCCGCAGGCGGCTGAATAAAGGATTACAATTATGGGTAGCAAAGGCGGCGGCGGCGGAAGCAGCGGTTCTTCAATGAATTTTGGCGTAAGTAATAGTACGTATACGCCCAATCCGGAGGCCATGGCTGCGTACCGCAGGTCGCTGTCAATGGCAGAAAACGTTACAAGCCAGCCATTCCAGCCTTATGGCGGTCAAATGGTGGCTGGCTTTACGCCAGATCAAATGAATGCCATGCAAGGCATTCGCGAGATGCAAGGAATCACGCAACCGTATATCAATGCTGCAACAAATTTAACAAATCAGGCTGTCAATTATTCTGATCCGCGCAATTTTAATGCGCGGACGATGCAGCAGTACCAAAACCCGTACCAGCAGCAGGTGGTTGACGCCACTATGAAAAATCTTGCGCAGCTAAATGCGCAGCAAGAGCAGCAGGGTCGAAGTGCTGCGGCTCAACGCGGAACTTTCGGTGGATCCGGCGAATTTTTAGGGCGCGCAGAAATTGCTCGGCAGCAGGGTCTTGCTAATGCGCAGACACTCGCTAGTCTTCAGCAGCAGGGCTACCAGCAGGCAGTCGGACAATATAACCAGCAACAGCAGCAAGCTATCCAGACGGCGCAGAACGCGGCTTACGGACTGGGTCAGCTTGGTCAGTCTGCGCAGAACGCTGCGCTTACCGGCATTCAGGCGCTTATGGGCTCT